ATGGAAAATATGGAAAATATGGAAAATATTAATAGTGAGTTTCAAGATAAAAAAAATACCAATAATAATAATCTAGATTTAGAAGAAGAAAATATGAGTTATAATATTTTTGATTTAATTAATAAAAATAAGGATCAAATTGAAAATTACAATAGTTATAATTATTTACATTTTAATACAGTATTTCGAGCAAAAAATAATTCTTTACTTGAAACAACAATACCACCAACAAATAGTAATTTTCTTTTATCAACACCTGTTAATAATATAAGTAGAATAAAATTAGCATCTATAACTATAAAAAAACCATATTTAATTAGCAATTCAAAATTAAATAATACTTTTATTATTAAAAAGTTTATTAAACAAGATAATAAGATTTCTTGCGATTTTTCAAATTCAATAATTATTGATGATGGATATTATGATGACCCACAATCACTCGAAAATTATTTAAATAACAATTATTTTGATAATTCATTAAATGCTAATGATTTTATGAAAAATATACATTTTACTATAAATGAAAATTCAAAAAAAGTAATATTTGAATTATCTAATAATTATTTAACTAATTCTTCTACAACAGATGCATCATTTGTATATTTCTCGATTGACTTTAGAACAAATTATACAAAATATTATTCATTAGCAACAATTCTGGGTTTTGATTATAATAAAAGTTCAAATTATTATACATCCATAAATGATACATGTAATAATAAACTATTTAACTCAAAAATAAATTCAATATATACTTATTCAAATAAGGGTACTACTGAATTATTTTTTTGTCTAGATGAGTATCAATCTAATATAGTAGAAACCCATAAACTATTTTTAAATAATAATATGTCTACACAAAAAATTTTAGCAAAAATTAATAGTTCTCTCGGCAATCAAAAAAATAATTATTATATAAATGAAACTTATTCTATAACCGATACACGAAATGACCACACCAGACAATATGATGGTGTAATAAATCTTCTTAGTTTTAATATAAAAATAATAGATTATTATGGTAATATCATTAATACTAATATAAATGAGGATTTCACATTTACATTAGAAGTAAAAATAAATAATAGCAGATTAATCAAAAATAATTAAATAATAGATTAAAAAATAAAAAAATAAAAAATTATGATTATTTAAAATAGCTTAATCGCCAGAATTACCCAATTCAACATCATTAATTTTAACAGTTTCTTTTACAACTGTTATTTTATTCTCCAACACTATTGGGGGTTGTGTTACGCGAATAACAAATTTATCTTCGGCAATATCAGGTATAGCTTGTTCGCCATTAGAAAATTTAGATTTAAATGCTTTAATAGATTCACCGCTTAGTGGTGGTGCTTCTTGTTGTAATCTTTCATATTCTTTTAATGCGTATGTAGTTAAAACATCAGAAGGATCACGGTCTTCTCTTGACATATTCATTTGCAATGTAATATATCTATAAAAAGAACCAAATTGTTTAGAAACAGATGCATGGTCCGCAGCCTTTTCTTCAGCATTATAGAATTTTTTAAAAGATTGAATTAATGCGGAAACCATTCCAACTCCGCCTACACCAAATAATATTCCATTTTTAATTTCTACATCGTCTACACTAGTTGCGACCAACGAAATAGACGATGCAATGCTAGTAACTAATATGCCTGTAATTGCCAAATTATTTCCAAATTTTTTCCATGAACTACCAGAATGAGAATGCATAAATCGTAAACCAGCAGCTTTTTCTCCCCAATCAGCAATTAATTTTTCCATATTAGGAGACCATGATTCAGCATTAACTTTTTTTCTTATGTCTCCTAATCGCGCAGAAACCAATGCTTCTTGTTCGCCTGCACCTAAATTAGCAATGTCGCTTTGTCCACCCATTATTTATAATAATAGTCAACAAAAAAAATAATTATTATTAATTTTTACTCTTTTAAATACATTAATCAAGTCTAATTAATTAAATAGATATTTACATAAATAATTTCCTACATTAATAAACAAAATAAATTCAATCAGTATAAAATTTCTTCTAATATGCTAATGATTATGCCTGATTAATCCAAATAATAGACATGATATATGTATATAATTTAAATTATATACTCATTAAAGTGAAAACTTCATTACCACACGAATATTCATGTTTTAATAGTAGCAATCCTAATAATCGAAATAAACTTTTAATTTCATCAATCTTAAATATATAATAATATCTTTCATAAATTTTACCATATGAATTCCAAATTACTATATTATTACCATAATTATTAAATTTTCTCCTAGTTTTAATAGGTTGATTTATTGACCATATAGAAAGTAAAATTTTACCCCCCGGTTTTAATAACCTTTTCATTTCTTTTAATGCGTCTATTCTATTTTCTAATGTTGATAAATGATGAAATACTGCTATACAAATTATACCATCTGCTTTTTGATTTTCTAAATCTATTTTTGTAATATTACTATTTATAATATTTAAACCTTTATTATTACAAATTGAAACAAATTTATCACAATTATCAACACCAATAAATTTAATATCTTTATGATTCATATTTCTTCCATTACCACAACCTAAATCTAAAATCAATGAGTTTTTTTTAAAATTATTAAGAAAATTTTCTACCCAAGCCCACTTATTAACTCTGGTAACATCAAAATGTTCTGCAATTTCTTCATATACTTCTTTAACATTCGTTTTTTCTAACATAGTTAACATCTATTAGTATAAATTAATTAATAATTTTATTATCAATTTTTAAAAAATGATAATATAAAAAAACATAATAAAATTATTAATGATATGAAAAATAATTATTGGCGGGAACACAGTAAAGTAATTCTTAATGATATATCTATTTCAATTATTAAAGAAAATGAAATTACTTCATCTATAAAAATATAAGCAGATACAACTAGTATTTATGAAACGCATTCTGTCTACTAATACAGGCGGTGAAAATTAATACTTTAAAATACTGTCTCATCTAGATTAATATCAATATTTTTTTCTCCAATTTTATTTGAAAATATAGAATTTGTTTCTAGAAACATATCATTATTTTCTACAAAATCAAAATATGTAAAAAAATTATTATTAGATAAATCAATAGTAGTAGTAGTAGTCATGATATATAATATATAATTTTAAAATTAAAAATATATATAATGTATTTAAAAACAAATTAATACATAATTATTATTAATGGTTGCAATTGGTATAGATTTAGGTACAACTTATTCATGTGTAGCAGTATGGAAAAATGAACAGTGTGAAATTATTCCCAATGATCAAGGAATGAGAACCACGCCATCATATGTAGCTTTTACAGACAGTGAAAGATTAATTGGTAATGCTGCAAAAAATCAATCATCACAAAATCCTGAAAATACAATTTTTGATGCAAAACGTCTTATTGGTAGAAATTTTACAGATACAGCAACACAAAATGATATAAAACAATTTCCATATACGGTTATTAATAAAGATAATAAACCAATTATTCAAGCTAGTTATAAAAATGAAATTAAAGATTTCCAACCAGAAGAAATATCTTCTATGATTCTTGTTAAAATGAAAGAAATAGCAGAAGCATATATTGGTGAAAAAGTAGATTCAGCAGTAATTACTGTTCCTGCATATTTTAATGATTCGCAAAGACAATCTACAAAAGATGCAGGCGCTATTGCTGGACTAAATGTTCTGCGTATGATTAATGAACCAACTGCCGCTGCGATAGCCTATGGATTAGATAACAAAACAGAAAAAGAAAAAAATATTCTTATTTACGATCTAGGTGGAGGAACTTTTGATGTAACACTTCTTACTATAGAAGGAGGTGTTTTTGAAGTAAAAGCAACCGCGGGTGACACACGTTTAGGCGGGGAAGATTTTGATACGCGTCTAGTGCAACATTTTGTGCAAGATTTTAAAAGAAAACATAAAAAAGATTTATCTGAAAATAAACGTTCACTAAGACGATTAAGAACCGCAAGTGAAAATCTAAAAAAAACATTATCTTCATCTACACAAGCCACGATAGAAATTGATAGTTTATTTGAAGGCATTGACTATAGCAGTAGTATTACACGGGCTCGTTTTGAAGAATTATGCGGTGATCTTTTTAGACAAACATTTGAACCGGTCGAAAAGGTAATTAAAGATTCTAAAATTAGCAAATCAAACATTGATGAAGTGGTTTTAGTAGGTGGTTCAACGCGTATTCCAAGAATTCAAACTCAATTAGAAAATTACTTTAATGGTAAAGCACTAAATAAATCTATTAACCCAGACGAGGCGGTGGCGTATGGTGCAGCTGTTCAAGCCGCTTTACTATCTGGTGTAAAAGATAGTAAAATTGAAGATATTCTGCTGCTTGATGTAACTCCATTATCTCTTGGCGTTGAAACAAGTGGTGGTGTAATGACAAAAATTATTGAACGTAATTCAACAATTCCAACAAAAAAATCGCAAACATTCAGTACTTATGCAGATAATCAACCCGCAGTAACTATTCCAGTATTTGAAGGTGAACGACAATTTACTAAAGATAATAACAAATTAGGTGAATTTACACTACAAGGAATACCACCTATGCCCCGTGGTATGCCACAAATTGAAATTTCATATGATTTAGATGCAAATGGAATTCTTACAGTATCAGGATTAGAAAAATCAACTGGAAAATCTGACGAAATAAAAGTAACAAATGATAAAGGAAGACTTACTAAAGAGGATATTGATAAAATGTTAGCTGAAGCAGAACAATTTAAAGAAGATGATGAGAATGCAAAAGCAATAATTGATGCTCGTAATAATTTCGAGGGTTTTGTTTATCAAATGAAATCTACTCTCTCTGATGAAAAATTATCATCTATTATTGATGAAAATATGAAAACAGAATTATCCGAGGTTATTGAAGAAAACACAAAATGGCTTGATAGTAATCAAATGGCTTCAAAAGAGGAATATGAATCGCGTACAGAAGAATTAAAAGAAAAAATGAAACCTCTTCAAGAAAAAATTACAGCCAATATGCCCGATATGGGTGGAATGGGTGGAATGCCCGGAATGCCCGATATGGGTGGAATGGGTGGAATGCCCGGAATGCCCGATATGGCTGGAATGAGTGGAATGCCCGGAATGCCCGATATGGCTGGAATGAGTGGAATGCCCGGAATGCCCGATATGGCTGGGAGTGGAATGCCCAATATTGATGAAGTAGATTAAAATTATGAAATATCCATCATACATTCGCGGCGTTCTTCAAATAGTCTCTCTGTATAGGCGTCGCGCATATATATATATTTAATATATTCTTCTTTAAATTTAATATTTTCTTTTTCTAAATTTATTATTTTCTTCTCCAAAATGTATATCTTATTTAGCTGTAAAAATAACGATAAATTTCCATATAAATTAAATGAGAGATAACATAACTTAAAGTAATTCATCTTATTAATATTTGTTTTTAACAATTAATTAAAAACAAATATGATTATCAATTTTTTATTAAAATATTTTATCAATTATTTTAAGTTTTTATGTATGTATGTGCTCCAATGTTTGAATACTATCAACTTTTAATTCGTTAATTTGAACTTCAGAACTAGCCGTATGAGGATTTCTAGTAAATGTATGTATGTGTGCAATAGCACGATGGCGCATTACTCCACAAGATATTAATACAATAAACGATACTATTAGTAATATACATAAACATATCACTAAAATCGTATACATTAATACATAATTATAATTATCATCGTCATTTTCGTGTATATCATTTTTTAAACAATAACTATAATCATAATTAATATGAAGCACCGCACTATGAAATGATACATTATAATAGGTTAAAATTGTATAATTCAAATTATTGAATATTTTTGAATAATATAAACATTCTAATTTATGATCTGTGCTATCATGAACCTCTATATTATTAGCATAATTATTAATACTATAATTATAATTAATATTATCTAAGACATATCTATTTTCTATTTCATTTTCAAAATTAATAAATATTTCATAATTTTTTACCACAGAATCTCCAATAAATTCAATATCAAAACCAGTATCTATATGAGAAATTCTATAACTATGTTGCGAAGAATGACCATCACTTATACCATGAGCTCCGTTATTATCATGATCTAAATCACAATTAACAAAAGAAAATAATATTATTAATAGGTTTAGAAATTTCATATTCGTATTAATAATAATAATAATAAGTTTTTATATATATTTACAATAAATTATACTATTATGAGATAATAAATTTACAATAATAGCCAGTTAAAACAGTTATAAGTATATAAATACATATTGCAAAATCTGGAGAAAATAGTTGATTATTTTCTTTTATTATAATGAGACTTCTTAATGGTCTATCCATTATTATATATAAAATTATAAAAATAAGTTTATATATAAAATAATGAATTATATTTTAGGCTTAACATTAACTGGAGTTATAAGTGGAATATTTGCCGGATTTATAGGTGGAGGGGCAGAAATATTAATTGTTCCTTTACTTACTTTTTTTGGTATATTAGGAACTCTAAAATCTCGTATAGCAACTTCATTACTTATGTTATTACCTCCCATTGGAATATTTGCAGCAATATCATTATATAAACAAGGTTTTGGTGATATTAAAGCAGCAATGTATATGGCTTTTCTTTTTACTATTGCAAGTTTCTTTTCTGCTAAGTTAAGTATTAAAGTTAATACAGATATATTAAGAAAAACATTTGGTATTTTTACTATTATAGCCGGCTTATACATATTTTTTAATAAAGAAGATTAACTTACTGAGTTACAATACAGTAGTTTCGCTTATCTATCTGTTCCATATGTAAAAATACCTATTGCAAATTGTAATAAAATCAATTCGCTATTTAAAATATTATCATGATAATATGTTGTTGTAAATATGTATTGCAAAATATTTAATGGTATTCCCAAATTAAAACCAATAATTGGATTATCTAACATATTTACATTATAATTAATTAATATAAGTTTTGCTGCTAAAATCGGTTAAGTAACAACCAGTTTTGAAATAAAAACCATCAAAAATATTATAATATTAAAAAATTTATATTTATCTTTTAATATTTACAATATATAAATGGAAACTGATAAATTACAAAAAAAAGATTTAGAATTACAATCCAATAAAGATATTTTAATGTATTATCAAACTACCATTAGAAATGTCGCTTTAACAACTGCTGTATCATTTGCTGCACTTGGTTATTCTAGATATTATAGAGGTAAAAGTGCAATGTATTCATCTGGTTTAAGTTTAATTTCTTTATTTATTGTTATTTGTTCTTTTATTATAAACATTAATTTATATAGCTTAATAACTAACCACAATAAAATTGATCCTTCTTTAACTTCTGCTAATAACTTTTTAATAGTTAACATATTATTTATGATATCTCATACTATGCTTATTTCATTTTCTATTTATACATTTTTAAGACTAATAACAGGTAATAAATTTAAATAAAATGTCAGATAATATTTACAATCATGACGAGTTTTTATCTTCAAATACATTTGCCCACATACCACCTACAAAATTTATATTTTTTTCAAAATAAAATAAAGAATGAGGTTTTTTAAATTCTAAATCTAAAAACTTGAATTTAATATCATTTTCATAACAATTTATTATATTATTTTTGATTAATGATTAATTATAATAAAATTTATCATATAAACCACAATTGTAAAATATAACATCTATAAATCTTATTAATTTTGAACTTAATTTTTGCCTATCAATATTTTAATTTATATTATATGAAAAATCTAAATTAAAATTATTAGTATTAGCATTACCTATCATAATATTATTTATTTTTTTAAATTTGATATTACCCTTTCTCTTAAATAAATTATCTGTATCTAATGACAAAGTATTTGATACATAATCCATTATTAAATTCCTTAAGTATATTATTCAATATAAATATTATTATATTTATCTATATTATTTTTAAATTATCATGTTAAATATTAAATACATATTTAATTAAATATTAAATATGTCTAGTCTTATTCAAATTTTTGAAAATTCTATTAGTTCTAGAGTTTGTGATAATTTAATATACAAATTTGAAAATAATAAATATCTTGAAAAAGGAGTCACTTCTGCAGGATATGTCCCCAAGGCGAAAATAACTACAGATTTAGTTTTAAGAAGCAATGAAACAAGTAATCTATCAGAAATATATAATTTATTAAATTCTAAATTAATTTATTACATTAATGAATACAGAAAAATTACGAATTTTTCATTACCAATTAATTTCATAAATAGCGAATTTTTGATTATGAAATATTTGAAAAATGAAGGACATTATGCGTTTCATAATGATTTTCATTTAACGGATAATAAATCCAATATAACTAAAGAAATTGGATGTTGTAGAATATTAACTTACTTATTTTATTTAAATACGATTGATGAAGGAGGTGAAACTGAATTTATTGACGGCACTAAAATTAAACCTGAAAAAGGAAAATTACTAATTTTTCCTGCAACTTGGAATTATGTCCATAAAGGTAATATTCCATTAAGTTCAAACAAATATATAGTTACTGGTTGGTTACAACTTAAGAATTTAAATACTAATTAAAATAATGTCTAATTTAATTCAAGTTTATAATAATACTTTAACTGATGATTTATGCAATCTAATTATAAATACTTTTGAAAATGATATAGTCAATCAATTTCAAGGTGAAACTCTTAATGGAATTAATCTAAAATATAAAAAAACAATAGATTTATTTATTACTAATAATAACTTAACGTGGAAAAATATATATGAATCATTAATACCTATTATAAATGATAATCTAAATATTTATAAAAACAATAATTTAAAAAATTTATTAAATTTTAAAGAATTTGAAATTTATCCAAAATTTCTTATGCATAAATACTGTAAAAATGAAGATTATTATAATTTTCATAATGATTTTTCCAAATTAGGTAATTTTGGTTACAGATATTTTACTCTTTTATTTTATTTAAATACAGTTGATGAAGGAGGCAAAACTGAATTTATTGACGGCACTAAAATTAAACCCGAAAAAGGAAAATTACTAATTTTTCCATGTTTATGGAGTTACGTTCATAAAGGTTGTGTTCCTATAAGTGATACAAAATATGTTATTGCTTGTTGGATAAAGATTAAATAAAAAAAGTATTTAAAATTTTTTTAATTATATTAGTAATATGGATAATATAAGTAAAAAACTTATTTGCATTTATGAAAATGTTTTAAGTGAAAGAATATGTGATAATATTATTAATAAATTTAATAATTATAATACAGAAAAGAATATTTGTAATAAAGATTGTAATTTATCGTTTTATGATATAAGTAAAGAACCAAAAGATCTTCATTTATGGAAAGAAATAGATGATATTATTTATAAAATACTTGGAGAATATATAAGTATTTATATTAAACATTGCCATGATACAATTATTTATTTTCCTTACCATAATATAAACGATAACGGATACACAATTAATAAATATTATAAAAATATTGGTTTTCAAAATTTTAAACACGATTTTGAATGGAATGATTTAGATGCTTCTATAATATCATTTATTTTTTTTCTTAATACAATTGAATATGATGGTGAAATTGAATTTATTAATGGGGTTAAAATTTTTCCAAAAAAAGGAAATTTAATTTTTTATCCTTCTACTTGGGACATTAGTTATAAACATAATATCTCTAATAATTTAGATAAATATACTATTACAGGTAAACTTTATAGGCATAATCCATAGTAGTATGAAACTAGAAATTAAAAAAGATTTATAATAATTCATCTATTTTTGTTCTTAAATCATCTAAATAAGGTTCTGGAAGTGAATCATAATCTATTATAATAGGGTTTTCTTCATTATAATAATTATATGTTAAAGGTTGACTTGGTACTACATTCATTGGATATGGCCAATGACTAGTAGTTCTTTTTGTTTCATAATATCTTTTTCTATATATTTGCTCTCTTTCAGTATTTCCTTCTTTATTTTTTGGTAAATAACATAAATATTGTACTAATCTTTCTTCATTACTATTATTACCGCCACATAAATTTTGATGAAATGTTCTCGAGTCCCACACTACTAAATCACCCGCATTCACAGTTAAAATTTTTTGTTTATTTAATAAAGTCTTTATATAATCAATATCTATTATATTCCAATCACTTGGATCATCTATATTCATTGTCTCAAAATAGTTTTCGTGCAATAAATTACTTCCTTCATATATCTGCAATGTTCTTTCACTATTATTTGTTAAACTTACAAACGATTGATAACAATATACTCCTTTTTTTCTTGAAGATTGATCTGTATGTGTCCAATATCTCTCTTCGCCAACATATTCTTTTGGATAATAACAACATCCATCAAATGATGTTACTAATTCATCAGTTTCCCATAACTCTTTAAAAATATTTACTATTTTTACATTTGTTCTCATCAACCAAGCAAATCTTTGATTTCCTACTTCATAATGTTTAAAAATACCATTAAAGTCTATCATAGAATGTAATTTTCTTAAATCTTCAACTTTATCCAGCCAATTATTAAATTCATTTTTATATTCATTTACCTCCTCTTCTGATAACAAATTTCTAAATATAGTATATCCGTTTTCTTGTAATTCTTTTTTATGTTTTTCCATTATTAAAATTAAATATTATATCTTTATATTTTTTATCTTTATTACAAAAACTCAAAATAAAATGATAAAAATTCTTTGGAAAATTATAGTATAATAAATGATAATGCCAAATATGAACAATGTTTTATTAAATATCACATACAAAAAATAAATAATGTATAGATAAAACAATAGAATATAATATCCAATTCATAATTATTATATAAATTTTTATATAATAATTATTTACTTAATCAATTATTATTTTATTATATTTTCTAAGAGTTTTATTATTTATTTTTAATTTAATTTTCTTAGTAGTTACCGTTTATATATTAAGATATATTAAAATTTATAGTTACAATATAATTTTTGATTTTACATTCACAATAATTAGATAATGATACTTTATTAATATTTTTCATTGAATTCATAAATGTAATAACACCTTTTTTAGATGGTGAATTAATACCATATTTATAAAATATTTTAGCAAAAATAACATTCCAAAAACATAAAGGGTAATCTAAATAATTTTTAATATTAAATTCAACACATTTATCTTTATAAATAATTGAATCTAAAAATGGTTGTGTAATAGTTTTAGTAATTAGTTCATTCCATTCGTCAGATTGTTTGCCCAATTGTATTAAATTATGTTTATAATTATCTCCAAAAGTATCACTTAAATTAATACTAATATTATTTCTATATTTACCTCGCACAGACCATGTTGGCGTTGTATCTTTAAAATATGGAACACCATTTTTTTGTGCAAAATTATATACACTTTCTTTATAAAAATCAATCATCGGACGAACCATTGTAACATCATTTACTAGAGTTTTTTCCTTTATTACTGCCAAATCTAATAGATTTCGTCCTCTACACACATTTGCTACAATATTTTCAACTATATCATCTTTATGATGACCCAGCAATATTTCATCACAACTTTCTTCAGATAAAACTTCCTTATATAAATCAAATCTAATTTTTCTTGTATATAATTCATAATCACTTCTCTTAATTGAACCCCTCGTTACATTATCTATACTTTTTACATATAACTTAATTCCATTATATTTACACCAAACTTCCAGAAATTTTTGCTCATCTTTTGTTTCTTCGCGATTATTATAATTAATATGAATTCCAACTACTTCATAACCTAAATAACATAAAATTGTTATAAGTACCATTGAATCTACTCCACCGGATAAAGATAGTATATACTTTTTCTTTTCATATTGCTTAACATATTTTTTTAAACAAATCAACATTTCATCATCATCAAATGATTGATTTGAAATTTTATTATCATTATATGCAATTCCATATTGGTATTCCAAAATTCTTTCAAATTTTGAAAAATCAATATTATTATTCCTTAATGAATTCCAAACATTTAAAAGAAGCATCTCTATGTGCGGTAATATTTTAATTTTTTTAAAATCAATTTTTTATAAATTTATTATAATAAACTTTTTAAATTCCATATAGGTATACCTTTATTTAAACTTAACTTACAGAATTTATTTGCATAATGTCGACAATCATAAATTCCTAATATATATTTATTATGCAAACTCTTTTCTAATTTTACTATCTCATCTATACTATAATTTGATGTTCACCAATATAATTCTTTAGTATATAAAAATTGTAACTCTTTACTCAATCTTTTATAAGAAAACAATTTTCTATATATACCTGGAAACATACCTGATATATTTTTTTCTAAATTATTTCTTAATGTTACCGCCATGTGTATTATCTTATCATTTGGTTTATCTAGATTTAAATATATCTTTGTTGGATTAATTACAAAATTTATTAGAAAATATATCAATAACATATTAAATATAAATATAATATAATTTATATTATATCTATGTTTAATAAATATTATAGGATACTCGAATTAGAAAATAATGCATCTAATGATGACATAAAAAAAGCATACAGAAAATTAGCTATTAAATATCATCCTGATAAAAACCCAGAGAATAAAGAAGAAGCAGAAGAAAAATTTAAAAAAATATCTCAAGCATATGAAATATTAACCAACAAAGACAAATATACACAAGACCCACAATTTAGACAAAATAATATGCCTCAAATTAATCCCCACGAATTATTTAATCAACTCTTTTCTAATATGAATATTCATCAAGGAATACCATTAGGTAACCCCGGTTTTATGAATATGTCTCACGGTATTAATATAGTTCAAATACCTAATAATTCAGTTATGAGATCTACTTCTACAGAAATCAAAAATGGTAAAAAAATTGTTACGATTACAGAAAAAGTTAATGGACAGCGCAGAGTTCAAACTATCACTTCTGATGCAAATTCACGTAATTTTGTTAACATTATGCAACAAATGAATATTAATTAATTATTCATTAATTTTATAGCTATATTCGCATCTTTTAATGATTCTCCCGCACCAAATGCAGTTATTAAAACAATATTTTTTAAATTTAAAATTAAATTTAAAATTGATATAAAAAAACAAATATTGTATTAATATTATCAAATTAAATGTCTGTCATATCTTGTATAATGTATTCTTATTTAAATTTAGTACCATATTGGAGAAATAATAAAATTCATAATCTCGGAAACACTGGACCCCTTGGAAATCTTCACGCAGCGACAGCTCCCCTAATGACTAAATTTATAGACAAGACTGCGTATGGGGGTAGAAATGTCCGGAAAGAAGTATATAATACATTCGAGGGCGACGCTCTAGACATGTGTTGCGGAACTGGTTTCTCTACAGTGCCGACGGTCATGCGCGCGTCGACGGCTCGCCGCAGCGTAGGTATAGACACGTCCCCTGAAATGCTTAGGTTCGCTAAGCTATTTAATCCAGACAGTGATTACAAATGGGGTAATGCAGAAACTTTTGGAGATGACAGGGAATTTGATACAGTGTCTATTATGTTTTCCTTTCACGAAATGCCACGCGACGCATACCGTAACGTAATTAGAAATGCTATCAGGGTTGCTCGTGAGAAGGTTGTAATCGTTGATATATCATCCGATTATAAACCATCTCGAAGTATGCTGTCAGGGGAACCATATCTAGCT